GCGGGTGTCGTCATCCTTAACAAGGAAAGTGACTACGGTGCATATTTACCCGGCACCGGCTGTAGAGTCTAACAGCACTTCATACGATACACTCGCTTGAGTTTACGCATGATTTTGTCAACTTCCTTGGGCACTTCTGATGTGAGTACCTGGGAGTTTAAGAGTTCAAAGTCGATTTCTGGAATATCGCTTGCGACTCGATTGCGCACATGGCACCTCTTGGACAACTCAGGTGGGAACTGCAAACGCGAGCATTTCAACCACCTTGACAAGCTCTCCAACTCACCGAAGTCCATACGGTTAACCATACTGATCGACACCCGAGCTAACGAAGTGTTATAATCAATATCGTTAACCTTAGAACTCCTGAAAGCATCAAGAACATTGTAAGATTGAACCAAGTTAATATTTAAGCCTAGGCGCTCATCCGTTGCCAATAAGAAATCAGCAATGTCAGAGTAGTATGGTAAATTACCGTACAATTTCTTGTACATCATCCCCAGGCTCTTATAATAGTGTGCCACCCACCCATTACGAAGAATGTCCGGATTTATGCATGTTGTCAACGAAGTCAACAATTTTTGCAATTTTTGGACATAAATGTGTTTTCCTGGCTCATATTCCACAAAGTGGCCAGAACAAAATTCCACATCTTCGGGTGAATTACGAAAAATCAATTTGGCATCAAAACCAAAATGACTATAGTAATTACGCATGACGACTCCGAGTATCTTTGGTATCTTAAAGTAACTATCGTCACCTTTAAGTACAAATCTAGTGGTCACACAACTCGGATTTGTGCAATTCACTATAGGGCAATTGGGGCAAAAATTCTTGATCTGCGAATACATAGTAGAAATATAGTTGAGTATGCCATTGCCTAAACTGGTGTCCATATCCCCTGAACCACGACAGTTTTGGAAAATAAATTTGATCAAAGTACTAAGACCAAACAAATCATCCTTGCAACTCACACTCCCAGTCTTCATCATCTTAGCTGCAAACAAACGATCCAAAACTGGGACCATCTGTTCCATGCATCGTGAATAGACTCTATATTCATAATGTAAAACTTTCTCCTGCTGACTGCCCTCATACTTGGACATGTCATTTTCACCCATGAAACCCCCTACAAGTTTGGAAAACTTGTCACCACAAGATTTGTAGTCACAAGCATTTGCCACCTGTTCGAGAGCAAAGAAAGCTTTCTCTATTGGTTCAATGATTTGAGCATACGCAATGTTAAATTCAGGGTTTCGCCCCAAAATCATACGTGCTGCCTTAAGCTCTTCATAGAACCGTTCGAGTTTCACAAAACCCTTAATTTTTGAATCACGACGAATGTCGAAACCCTGTTTGAGAAGTTTGCGGTAAGCACTACAATACCGGGCCCTCAATTTCCCAGTTTTAGTACTCAACCAATTGCTTGGTAAACAGCTGAACAACATCTTCTCTTTAATTTGTTCAACTAAATAGTCAATAATCTTATCCACTAACACCTCATCCAGTTCTGAAGACACAGCTGGAGTTTCCTTGAGGTAACGTTTGTGGAATGAGTCATACACATTGTGTGGACAGTGTGCCATGACGATTACAGGGTCTTTCCGAAGAAGTGGTAAGCCACTCCATGAAAGATGCCTCTGACCATGGCCTGTGCAGTGTTGTAGGTGTGCTCCACGGACAGTAAGACTAGCTGACTTCCAGTCTGCGAAACGAGCTCGAGTTCCTTCAGTTGTGCTAACGCACTGAAACGGAACGCTTTCTCCACAGCAGACATTGTCCACCCACGAACAGTTGGAGATGACGTTGCTACGAACAACCCCCCCACAATCACCACTGGCTTCCAGTGTTGTTTCAGTGTTGTGAGGGCAAAGTGGAAAACCCAATTGTGAGTTGGGTCCGTATATGCTACCAACATATCCACTTCAGCCTGATCTGAAACACGCTGCACTGTATGCCACCAGATGTTGACAAAGCGTGTCTCGGTGCGAGCATCGAGAGGCACTTTGGCAACATCAAGCCATTGTGTGGCCAACTTCTTGGAATGAGCAAGTTTGGCCTCACGATCAAATTTCCCAGCAATCACGTAAGTTGTATGCTGGTTCATCTTCACATAGTTGTAACACTCTGTGATGATGTCGCTATCACCAAGTTGATCATTGGTGAAGCCGGCGAGATTGTGGTTGTTGACGACTTCCATTTCGAATTTTGGCCAAGCAAACCAAGATCGAATGCCATCAGCAATCATAGTACGCCATGTGAAGTTGTTCTGGCCGGTGGGGACGATAAAACCCCCTTCCTCAACAGCCTCCACACCACGGTTGACGATGCAATGTTTACACAAATACAAGTCAGCCTTACCGCACCCATCCTCCATGCACACAACAGCCACAGATGGGTCTATCTTCCGTATGTTATCTCTAACAAAACGGTTGAAACGCTGGCGTGACTCCTCATCCTTCACACCAGCCTTACGCGCGGTATTATACGCCTCAGTCAAGTGATAAGACTCTACTTGATCTGCCAGGCGCGAGAAACTAAATTTCTCTGCTCGGGCCTGCCCGAACTTGGGGGAACCTCCACTTCCCTTAGGTCGTTGAACACCCTTAGACACCGAGCTACGCGCGGTACTAGGGGTTTGGGATTTGTTGTCTCTACGAGCCAACTTGTCCCGTTTACCCTTAGTTGGTGCTATGAAAGCACTGCGCTCCTTCATAAGGTCGCAATGTGCTTCATAAGCAGCATCTTTGGGAACGCAACATACATCACTAGCAACGTCACTAGTGTCATCACGGTAGTCCACAGATAATAAAACCTGAAGATCGCCTTCACTTGCCGACCCTACGGGCCCGGGGTTGCTCTCCCCGCCGCAAATGACAAAGTCAGTATGTCCAAAATTCAATAAAGCAACAACAACCAAAATTCGATCAGCCCAATCACAGGGGTAATAACCCCCATTATGGTATGACCAAACCTTTGGTGACTTTCCAGCTACACCTAAGTCTTCCAAGTCACGAAGGCGAAGGTAGGGGTAACGTGGCACAGATGACAAAATCACCTGTCCATCAATGTCAATGCCCAGCTCAACGCAAAGTTCCCTCATTCCGAAATCGAAAATCAGTTCATTCACAGTCACACAGATCATACAACCCATGTGCTCAACCAACATGTGGTGTTGAGACAGCGCATTTCCAGCCAAGATACAGTTACAGTGTTCACAACGGAACACTGGTTGAGGCAGGTCTGACACACAAAGTTCAGTACCATCCTCAGAAGAATCCAAATTCCAGTCATCGAAAAGAATTGTGAAATCGTCCAATTGCTTGGACGTAACACAATTATCTTCGATATTTGTCAAGTTCAACTCAGTCAGGGCAGTTACGGATTTAGCAGGTCGGCTCTGTCCCCATAGGTCCTTCACACAAATTCAAGAGTTACATACGCCACTCAAGCTACGTGCTGCCCGAACCAAGGGTCACATATAGTAGCAACCAACCCAGGTGCCACCAGTGGTAAAACCTCAGGCATGAAG